TCCCAGCTATCACAGTGCCAATCGTAGTATTGATTGAGTTTATACTTAGTAAATTGGCACGATTCTGATCGATCCCATTCAAAATTCCACCCAGCATTTTTATTCGCCTTATGAACAAAGGGATGTATTTCCTTATAAATCCAGGTATCATCAAGCCAAACCAAATCTGAATCTCTTTTATATTTTAAATTTCTAACTTCTTCTTTGTTTAAAGGTTTTTTATCTAAATTTCTTCCTTTGCCATACCCACCTGTAATAGCCATCGTTTCTTTTTGAGCTAAAGCATGTTTAATAACGTCATCACAGAATCGTGGTGTCAGTGCAGATTTAAAATACCAAAAATAATTAGATAAATTCATGGGTAATGGTTAGAATAAAGTTAAGTGAATCCTTTTGAGTGTTGGTGATATAATACATTTGCGTCGAGGGAAACATGATAAATTTATTATTCGTTAGGGGCATATCCCAAGAACGACCTTTTCTTCTATTAGCGTCATAGTGGATTCTAACGCTGCAATCCTTAACCTTTACCCCATACAACAAGGTATAGTCTGGAGAGTTTCTTAAATCTACAGGATCGATATTGAGTAAAGGAACGGAAATTTCTTGAGGTTTATAAACATTTCCCCACGTTTTTTTATTCACTAATCGAATTTCATATTCCACATGAATATGTTCTCTTAGATAGGTATTGAGTTTATCCCATTCCCTTGAATAAGGAAATTCTTTATTATTGATTTGTGATTTTAAAATGTCTAGTTGAAGTTTATTGCGGTCTATTTCAAAACCTTTTGGCATCTCAACATCGCCATAATATAAAGCTATTTCTGATAATGCTTTCTTTTCCATATCCACCATATATGGTTTATCTTTTTTTTCTAGAATTGTCTATGAAGCTATTGCTGTTTTATCCCAGGATTGATTTGATTCATTCCACTCATAATGATGAGTTTCTGCTTCTGCACCTAAATCTGGAGCATCACCTATTGGTGAGTGCCATGATGCATCTGAAGCATCTTTAACCCATGAAGCATGGGGTTTTTTAGGCCAAAAGATATTGTCATCTTCGTCCCAAGTATAACCTATGCCAGCATAATTCCCTCTTAAGGCTTTAGAATTATCGCCGGAATTATGTTTATTTTGGAGTGTATTATAAGATGTTTGAATCCACATTGGGGCAGGCCAATTATTGTGTAATTGTAAATATTGTTGTCCTACGGATTCATCTTCTTTTTGATCACCGTTCAACATATCTTTATTGTCTAAAGTTAATACTGAAATAACTTTTGAGTTTAAACTTATTTTTGCAAAATGTGCCATAATTTTATTGAAATTTGTATCTTATATAAACGATTCCTGAGCCACCTATTCCGCCAGAGCCTCCACTGAAAGCACCTCCACCTGAACCACCAGTATTACAACCCCCTGCTGCTGCGGACTGAGTTGGACTTTTAGCCTGTCCTGCTCCTCCTGCACCTGGAGTTCCTGCTGCTCCTGGGTGACCTGCTCCACCAGAGCCACCTGAATATTCTACATCAGCTCCTGAAATTGAGGTATTAACATGCGCTCCTCCTGTTCCTCCTGTAGTTCCACCACTTGTACCACCTGCTCCGCCTGCACCGCCTCCTCCACCACTTGAATTATCTGCTCCAGTGGGTGCGTTTGGACCTCCATTTTGTCCTTGAGGGGGAGTTGTTGGAGGGCTATTTCCTGTTCCTCCTGCATCTCCCGTTCTTCCACCTCCTGTTCCTCCACCTGAACCACCAGATCCACCTACGACAGTAGGACTTGATGGATACATAGCTCCACCTCTACCACCACCTGCAGAATCTATTGTTGAAAAAGTTGAAGTTGATCCTTGTCCACCGTGAGTAGTTGTTGAGGTTGTACCTCCTCCTCCTACTGCAATAGTATAAGGAGATGCTGAAACTGTAATTGCAGTTCCACATGGATTACCATCTAAAGGAGAAGCTGTATAACAGTCTACTGAACTTTTATATTCTCTAAAACCTCCTCCTCCACCAGGACCTCCTGAATTAACATTAGGAACACTACCTCCTCCGCCTCCACCTGCGACCACCAAATAGGATACTACATTATTAGCAGCACAGCCAATTGCGGAAACACAAAATGTTCCTGGTCCTGTAAATTTATGAATTTTGTAATTTGTATCAACGACACAACCACCTGCAGTTGGTTGATTACCACCTGTCGCTGTAACAAAATTTTCTGCACCAGTTGGGCTTGCTGTTACTGATTGTTGAGTTGCTAACCACCCTTGAGTTGCGTCTGCATAGACTAAAAGTATTGCCTCCCCTTCAACTTCTAAAGTAGGATCATTGGCACTGGCACCGCCAATGTTCTGTGAACCATTGGGTGCTACAGTGCATGCGTTTGTTTGAAAAGTTCCAGCATAATCTTTAATACCTACAATATCTCCCACACTTGCCGCTGGCAAATTCACTGTTACCGCTCCACCTGTCGTATTAACAAAATAACCTTTACCACTCTCTGCTGTAACAGTAGAGGTGTGAATAGTTGTATCCCAATCAACGGTTCCTTCTCTTCCAGCAGAAAGAGAAGCTACTACTCCTGAAGCTCGATATGGGTTATTTCCTACGGATCCACTCATAAATACTCCTATAACGTTTGATCTAAATAACTAATAACAACGTCAACATCTCCTGCACTAGCTAATTTAGCTGAAAGCACATCGGTTGTTTGAAGAACAATTCTTGTTGTATGTTCAAAAGTTGCATTAGCAGCTAGAGCTTGATCAGAATAGATTTCATAATCATTAGCACCGGCATCGTCTCTGATATATAGATCAAAAGTTTCTGCATTCCCGGCCGTTTCGCAAATCGATATATTAAGTATCGTATAAGTATGATCAGCGGTTACCGTCAGTAAATCTACTTCACTATTCGAAAGCTCTTTAATTAACTTTACTGCCATTATTTCACTTGCCATATTTTCCTCCTATTAAAATCCCATTACTAATACTTTACCTGTGCTTGAAATATAAGGTGTCATCGCTGGATTAGCAGCAATAGTGACTGTATCGGTAGCTGCGGCTGTTGTTGTTACCCCATTGCCTGCCGCTATCGTTGCAGTATCTCCACCTGAAATGGTTTGACCAGATCCAGACGTTCCAGCTAAAGTAAAACTCGTCATTGTTCCAAAGCCTGTATCCACTATGTTAGGATCAGTTCCATCATCAGCAGTTGCATAAATAATTTTAGTTCCTTTATCTGTAGCTGACCATTGAACTGAACTCCCTGAACCCGTAACATATTTAAATGTGACGGTATATGCACCTGATGAGCCATTTGTTATGATATAAAAAGTTTGAACATCTAAAGGAATGGTTACTACAGTAGCTTCACCAATTGTTCCTGTGAATTTTATAATTCTGTGTGCAAGAGTTGCTCCTGCTGTTCCATCATTTACAGATAATGTAGTAGGAGTTGATGCTATAGATTGCTCTACATAACCCCCAGAAATCTGTTCCATGATATTCCAGTTTGTGTTAGTGAGAGTTCCCCACGTACCAGCCTTCTCGCCGGTAGTCATGAGTTGAACTCCTAGATTTGTATAATTTGAAGCCATATTTTCTCCTTAAACCACCTATGTATCTATTGTATATGAAGTTGAAGCCATTATGTCAACAGAAGTATAGGACATGGACCCAGTAATCGTGTCACTTGTCATATTTATCTCCTAAATTACGGTGATGGTGATTTAACTGGGATACGAACTGTACCATCAGTGTAATCGTCTCGTCTTCGTCTGCCAAGTTGCATTCCTGCAAACTTTTGTATTTCGGTTTTATACTTGTTTTCGTAGAGTGTTAACATATCCATCGGACCTTTTAAAAATCCAAAAGCCTCTGTTAAGCAGACATATAAAAGGCCATTAGGAAAGTATCTGCTGAGATAAGTCCCAGAGGTATTATCCACTAGACTCGTAGGTTGTGCATTATAATATATTCTATAATAGTAATTCGTATCAGGCGTAGGGGCCAGAAGAAGCTTTCCTGAAGTAGAATCAGTTAATCCTGTGGCTCCTCCAAACATGGCGTAATACTTAGGTTGGCCTGTCACATCTTGGCCTGTAAGACCGCCTGACGGACCGGTTAATTTTGCTACGTATTCCCTTAAATAAGTTTGATCTTTTTTCTGTAAAAAAACTGAATTACCCGTCGTCAAGGACGTGGAATCAAATACTTCAACCGCTCTAACAAAGAGACATCCTGCTGGAACATCTTCAGTATTATCGTCCGCTGTAAAATTTCCAGTAGCCGATTTTCTATCGGAATCCATAGGAAGGTCATATAAAATTCTTGATTCTGCGTTTCCTATAAATCTGCCTAGAATAGCACCAGTAAAAACAGTACCGAAAACGAAAAATCCTCCTCCTGTTGCTATACTAGTGGCAGCGTTCGCTAAAGTAAAACTAAAACTATTACTTACGGTTAGTGTTGAAGGTTGTCCTGCGTAAGGAATAGTAGTGTCAATCTTAGTGATTATATATGATCCATAAATTTTGGCGCCCGCCGTATGAGCTACTGCTGTCGTTGAAACCGGGGTCTCTCCATAAGAAGGAGCTGCAGTTCCTCGAGTACATCCTGTTAAAGTATGAGTGCTTCGTCCGGTATACTGAATGGTTTCACTTGTAATTTTTCCATATTGTAAAGAAGCGGTGTCTGTATTTGTGGCTTCAATAACAATATATCCTGATGTAGGAAACTCTGAGCCATCGGTTAATACAATAGAAGTATCTGTAGCAGTAATAGTTGTAGCTAAAGTTGTACTTA